TGGTGTTACTGTTGCGTGTGGTGCAGTCCCCGTGGAGGTAGATTTTATCCTGATAGCCTATGGAGCGAAGATACTTGGCCACCAATACCGCTGACTTGTGTGCGGAGTTGTCCGGACTTCCGGCGCATATCTCGTGGAACTGACGGAGCTGAATGCCGTTGGAGTGGTCAACCTGCCAAAAAGTGTAGGAGATGTACGGAAGGCGGTTGTTATCGACAGAGATGTGAATGGGGAGCGATGGGTCATAGTCAACCGCCATGCAATGTTGGCCACGATTGAAAGCGTGGAAATATTCGCTGCCTGTACGGATAACGCCCCATTCGCCGAGTGCATAGACGTTATAATAATCGGGGTCGTGTATGCGGTCATGCTCAAAGTTTGCGATTGCCTGATCATCGTAATAGCCATACGTTCCATCGGGAGAGCCGACAACCCAAAAGTTGTTGAGGTAGGTGGTTTGAAGTACAGCAATATCGGAATGATGTACTGTAATCTCGCCGGTGCGCTTGTGCATCATGCTCTTTGGCGCGTTCATGCGATAAGACTTCACTTCTGTAAGTTCGGCAGGGATTATCCGTCCGCCCAATTCAACCTTCATCGGAACATCGTGCCACTCCTCCTTGTCAAATACGTTCTTTTTAATCCAGTGGGTTTCCTTGATGGGGTTGAAAGCAAATACAAGTTGCTGACCTTTCATGCCACGCAAACGGAGCTTCATCTGCTTGTAGTCATTCTCATCATACTCGCTCCATTCGTCCATGAACACACGCTTGATACTCTCCAATCCCTTTATTTTCTCGGAGTCGTCAAGCCCCTTGAATGTTATGCGTGCGCCGTTCTCCTTGCATTTGATTACCTTGATACCATCCTTGAACTGAAAGTAGTCGGATATTCCAAGCTGCTCTGATGCCGCGCGGAAGGATTCATAGATTGAGTCCTTGATACTGGCCCCGACCTTACGCATCACAAGCATATTCTTACCTTCGTTCAAAAGAAGCAACAAAAACACCTGCGCCACACTGTACGACTTGCCCGATGATGAGCCACCATATAATATGATTTGGCGAATGTTGGGGTCTTGGAATAGTTTCAGCAGATGAAATCCAAGAGGGTTTAGCTTCTTGTAGTTGATTATCATTGAAAATTACATTTTGTAAGGCTTTCAGTCGGTTTCGCTTACGCAGTTTGGTGTTTTGCCGGGGTTTTTCTTATGGTGAATATCAATCAGTAATCAAATTCAGCGGTAAAGCTTACAAGTTGTTATTCGTTGTCATCATCAAATCCAATGCGAATCTCGCCGGACATACTGCCCCGATTGGTCACGTTGACCTCCTGAGCGGCGTTGAGTCCGTTAATAGCAGCGTATGCTTTGATTGCTTCCACTTTGCCGTGCAGTTCATAAGACACTCGGCCGTTATTGTTGGTCATTCTCTTCACTGCATTTCGGGCACGCTTAGAAAGTTGCTGGGGTGAGCGTGTTTTCATCTTGCCGGTCTTTGGGTCGGTATAATAGAGGTCATCGGTGGTGGTCTCCACGATGTCGAGGAGTGCGTTATTGATGATGTCACGGCCACGTTGGGCGCGGTCGGCGCGTGATTGTTTGATTGCCTCAATCCTTGCAGTTACCTTAACACTTGCCAAGAGCCTGCTTGCGCTGGACCAAATAGTCTCTGGCTTCATGTTCGTGGTGTCGTAACAAACGCGGTATGCTTCGGTAGCGTTGCCTCCGTTATCTACGTATTCGATGCAGAAGCGCTCTTGCTTTTCGGTGAGGCCGTCTGCGGTTTTTGTTGATCTTGCCATAGAAAAGTGCTGTTATTTGGTCTTGTTGGTAATGTAGTTCGGTAGGCATTTAGAGGCGATGACAGCCTTGCGTATGCTAATAAATGGGCAAGATGAGAGTCTGGACTTGGACAAATGCTTGAATATCCGTACAAGTCATAATTGAACTCCTTTTGCTTTCTCCCGCTTTTGAAAAATTTTAGAAGAAAGACAACAAAATAGCCATAGCAGCGCAATAGGAGCCGTTTCAAGCCTTTCCCCACTTTCGATGAGGAGCCGATTGTCTTTTGATTATCCATTGGAAATTCCATTTATCGGTTGTTTATGCTGATGAGGTTTAGGATGAAATCACGATCGGCGAACAATTCAGCCGTGGCCGTCAATGTGCTGCCGGTGGTGATGATGTCATCGTAGATGATGAGCCTACGCTCCTTGATTGGTCGCAGGTGGTGGAACTCCGGGGCGAGTCGGTTGCGGTTGATGCACTGCACCGCATCTGGGTAGAACGGAATGCAGAGTTTGAGGGCGATGCGCTCACATACAGCCGTGGCGAAATGAAAACAGGAGTAATGCCGGCGGCGAGGTGTGGTGATGATAGCCCAGTCTTCCGTATTTGCGATGAACGAGGCCAAGAATAAAGCCGCCATCTCCGCAAAGAGTTCGGCAATGTCCTCCGACTGCTTGATTTCGTTGAATGGCGTGCCTTTCTTTGTGCGCCGGAACTGCGAGATGTAATAGAGGGCGCCGAGTTGGTGAAGGACTGTGCGAGAGTGGAGGTCGCATAAAGGGATATTCCCACCCCTCAGCCGTGGCCGTGAGGTGGGGATGTCCCATTTATCCATTCGTGTAATTTTACTCCTTGCCATCGTAGTAATCAATAGCGACTTTGAGCAGGCCGTCGTGAATTGTGGTGTAGTCCATCGGCACTATCGGGAGTCGGGTGTCAATGGATTGCTCGAAGCGGTCTTTATCCCGAATTTCGGGAACGTAATTGCAGGTTGTGAGTATATCGCCGATTCCGCCGAAGTTGAGAGTCCGGGCCTCATGCAGTGCATTGTCAAGAGCGAAGGCATAATCCCGGACTGACGTTTCTTCGGGATTGGCGATGTTGATGAGTGGCAGGTTGCATCCGTAGGCGTAGATTAGACCTTCAACCACATCGTCAATGTAGGTGAAGTGGCGCACGTTCCTACCCTCGTTGTATATGGTCACAAGGTCTTGATTCATCAGACACCAAAGAAGAGTACCTTGACGCGGATTTGGCCCATATACGTTGTGCAGACGAGCGCCGGTGGCCGAGGGGAGATAGATTCGGGCATACACCTCGGCGAAATGCTTTGTGATGCCGTAGAGCGATGTTGTGTTCGGTGGGTTTGCCGTTGAAGATGAGGCATAGACCAACTTGGGACGGTTAGGATGCTTTGCGCAAGCGTCCACCACCGCCATGAAAGCGTCGATGTTGTCCTTGCGGATCTGAATCAAATCCTCGTTGAACACTGAAGTCTGGGCGGCGAGATGGAATACCGCGTCGAGGTCGTCAGGCATATACTTGGCGATGTCGGCGGCTTCCTGACCGTTCTTTCAGTCGATGCCTATAACCTCGATGCCGCGCTTTTGTAAGCGAGAGTGCGCGGCCGATAAAGCCCTCACTGCCTGTGATTATTACTTTCATTGATTTGAATAGTTCGTTAAAAATGAGTAATTTTGCACTCAACATTCAGCCGGTACATTACTGAGGACGGTATCCGTACTATGGCCGCTCGTTTGTGAGGAAAGCTGACTGGAAGAGGACTACCGAGTGCGGGTGGCTCTCTTTTTATTTGTTATGCCTGTGGACATGCACATTCCCCGTAGAACCTATTACAATGATTTTCTTAAACCTGTGCTTGTTGTTTGAAAAACTTTCATAAAGACGGATCCCAGCTTCTATTTCACTCAGATTGTAAGTTCGGTGTTTGTCAAAAATTACTGCCACGTCTGTTCCCTTTTTCTTGGCATGTTCAAGAGCATTGTTCACACCTTTTGCCCCTTTTGCGGTGGGAGTCCGCTGTTCAAAGGAAGCAGTGAATAAGTCGCCATCCTTTACGACTTTGTTCCCGGCTTCACTGGTTAGCGTAACTTTATAACCTTTATTAGCCAAATGACGGGCGGCTTCTATTTCTTCAGGTTTGTGTTTTGCCGTGCTTTTCTCGATTGCCACCCAGCCAGTACCTTTCTCTGCCATTTCTACGGATGAATACTTACCACTTGCCCGCATCCGCGCTACTTCTGCTATTCGGTTGTTATGTGCTGCACCTCCGGCAGACACATTGCGAACTCCGCCTGACATTTTAGCCATTGTCTGCCTCCTCCCGACGGCTGTTGCGCTGGTCCACTTGGTAAGGGTCAATGTAGATTAGCCCCTTTTGTCTGCAATACGATTTACACGATTCTCCGCCGCCATAAACAATCATGTTCGGCGTTTCATTCCCGGAAATCTCTTTTGCAATTTGCCATTCGGCTTCCAAATGACACAACTCTCCTTCATGACCACGAGTGGCAAATGCGTTGTAGCCTTTTAGCACACCGAGCTTATTCAACTCACGGAATTTCGGAGCCACGTTTAGGTCAACCCATACACGAATGCCACACTCCTGAAGCCATCGGGCAATCCAACGCTTTTTGTATAGCAGTTGCAGGCCGTAGGCAATGGGGGTGGTCTGGAATAGGGAGAAATTAGACTCTACCACCTCCTGACAACCACTTTCCACCAATCGCTCCGGACGCTGCCAGATATTGGTGAAACGGTAGTCATCGACATAGAAATGATATGTGCCTATTCCCCTACGCGCTCGCGGTGTCACTCCCCATCCGGCAAAAGGAAGCAGCAGCCCGTTGCGAGGTTGTCGGTCTAACAATAAATTCGGAATCTCAAGCTCGTTGTCGCTTGGATATATTCTGTCCTCTGCGGCCATATCTGATGATGTATTTTGATGATGGCCACAAATATATTGCTAAAAAGTGCGGAATTACCAAAACGGCAAAATCTTGAAATCCCGAATGTTACTAAGTCGTTGTATGCTTTGGATTTGTTATTTCCACGAATTTGCCCGGAGGTCAATAATCCGACACATCCAAATCCTCATTCTTGAGCGTGTGGACTATGTATATAGCCAAGAGCACGATGAGGATGAACGTCACCCATAAAGGAGCAAACACCCACCACCATGACCAGGCAATCACATCGAACAGCTTGAGGGCAATGAAAACCACAAGCAACAGGACGGGCGATAAGCCCATGAGTAGATACTTCATGACTGTTTAGTTTTGATTTGTTTGAGTTGGTTTACATGATCGAATATTGCTTTGCGGTAGATATGAGCACACTCGGATTCGAGGGAACACCCCTTGGAGCAGCTCCAACCTGCACATCGCAGAATTGCGTCGCACTCTATCAGAGCCTCTATGTCGCGGCCCATATAGTAGGAATATGGCTTGTCGGGTTCGGGGCAAACGTCAAAGGGCGTGATTGCCTCATGCCCTTTACGCTCTACCATCCGTTTAACCTCACTGGCTCTTACCTTGCATCGGTCAAGGTTTAAGCCGGAGATTGGGAGCGAGATATAGACTTTCATAACTCCCGCTCACTCATCATCTCGTTTTTTTATTCGCTGGCCGATTCCATCGACGGCGTAGAACACGTCGGAATAGAAGCCGCGAATGGCCTTGCAGTTGAACAATGCACGCCCTACTCCGAAGGGTACATAAAGGGCGTAGAGGACTACAAATAAGGCTCTCTTATTTAGAGAGACTTAAATCTTATCAAGGAAATGTTTAATGTTTAGCAACTCTCCAAATCTCTTGCCAAGAGATACCTATCCAAACGCAAAGGTACTAATAATATTCGGATTTTCAGCCATAACTGCAAAAATAATTTTTGTATGTAACCGCTGATTTTTAGGCCAATAATAACAAGATGTTTAGCAAATGAGCATTTGCACCGGACGTAACTTACTTATAATACGACGATTTGTGAAAATCCAAATCTCTTGGCAAGAGACTTACTAAATGATAAACCAATCAACCTGCTATCATGCAAATTATCAAACACATAAGAGCATTTTTGCTTCTTACTACGCTGCTTTTACCATTCTGTGGCAAAGCCCAGTCTATGGTAACGGAAATATCGTGGCAAGTCTATAGTACTACATATAATGGGCTGTTAGTCTTATATCCCAATAATCAAGGTATTCTGAAGATTTGTTCATATGACCCAAGCATTGGCACAACTTGGATAGAGCAAGATGCGACACTGACCAATCAATATGATATGTTTGGTAATTGCACGTCCTATATTAATTGTCGCAATCCTCGCATATCAGCGAATATCGTGTACTACGCGGATAATTTTGTTGTATTCCCCAATGGAAACATGTATACGCAGGATGCAAGTGGTACTTGGTCAACACTGATTGCGGCGCAAGTCGTTCCAACATATAATTGGCAATCTAAATTTCAACAATATAACATTAAGATAAGAAGATGAAAACGATGACTAAATTTCTTTCTTTCCTTCTGGTGATGGTATTCACCTTCTCAATGTCCTCATGCATAAGCAAGGAAGATGAGCCTGAAATCTCGACGGGAATCGAAGACGATGGTACAGGCCGTACCCCGTCCAAAAGCGAACTCATCGGAAAGTGGCAGAGTAATGAATACCAAGGATGGGAGCCGCGTCTTCAGCAGAACGTGGTGATTGCTCGTGAACTTGAACTCAAATCTGACGGCACTTATACCAATAAGTATAGAGGCCATCTTACGCAAGCTAAGGACGGTTCAACTCTTTCAACCACCGAGTTCGGCAACTGGGAGGAAGAACGTGGCACATGGAGCTACAATGAGGCTAATGCCGAAATATCTTACCGGCCCAATTTCGACGAGCGAGTTAACTATGAGACTCAGAAAATGGAGTCCTACGACTACTCTAATTATTCTGAAAAATGTTTCATCAAGACATCCGGCACTTACAATGGTATGTGGATTACTCTTGACACATATCTCAAACGTTCTGGCAACAAGGGCGATTTGCGTTATGCTGTCAGCAAAAAATAATCTATGACAACAGAAACAGCACTCTCCAACATACGCCAGTCTGTTTTTACCAAAGACACACTGGCGTGTGCTCTTGAATTTACGGGAACAGCTCAGGAAGAGTTGTTCTCTCTTGCGCAGGAAAAACGAGCTGAGTTTTTCCCTGATAATCATGTGCAAGTGCGAAGTGTAATTGAGATCTCAAATGTATGCCGTCAGAAATGTAAGTATTGCGCAATTGGCGGAAAGGATCAGAAACTCAATTACACACTTGATGCAAATGCTATTGGACTTTTAATATCATATCTTTACGAGAAAGGTCGAAGGAACATACTTCTACAATCAGGCGAAAATGTCAATGAAGATTTTATTTGCGAAGTCGAATCAGCAATCAAGTCCGCTCACGATAAATATCCCAATCTACGCATAATTCTGTGCATGGGTGACCTTTCATATTCACAGTATGAAAGGCTTTATAATGCCGGAGCGACTGACTATATTTTAAAATTTGAATCCTCTGACGCTGAGCATTTCCATTTTTGCAAGCCCAATGATACACTTGCTAACAGATTGGAATGTATAGATAATCTCCACAAGATAGGTTTTCGCGTAGGGTCAGGCAATATAGTCGGTCTTCCCGGGCAAACACTTCAGAACTTAGTTGAAGACTTGTTGCTAATACATGAGCTGCCCTTGGCTATGAACAGCGCGACTATATTTATTCCGGCAGAGAACTCAGAATTTGCCAATGCACCTGCCGGTAATCCTATTCATACTCTGAATATGATGGCACTGATGCGCATTATGAATCCGCATCGCCTAATGCCCACAACAAGCTCACTTGAAAAGATGATACCTGATGGGCAGTTCCTTGGTCTTCAAGCCGGTGCTAACACCGTTACGATACATGATGGTACACCTGAGGATTTGCAGCAGTATTTCCCAATATACTCTGCAAAAAGAGTCCGTCCTCAGATGGAACATTTCAAAGACATCCTTGAACGTGCAGGAATCAAAACGGACAATCTGAATTCTTAGATAATGAAACAACCACAAGAATATATAAAGTTATCCACTCCGCGTTGGAAAGAGTTCCAGCGGTTTCAGGAGTTAGGCCTAATACCTGTTCACGGGGATTTTTCACCGGCAGGTGTTCACTATCCTCCTATCACAAATTACCAACCAATAACACAAGAGGAAGCTTATCGTGGATTTCATGAGACAAATCCCGAAGCGTTTGACGTATACGTACACATTCCTTTTTGTCACAAACGATGCCTGTTCTGCCATTATCCATCACACTACAATTGTGGGGATGCTGAAAAGGACACCTATCTTGATGCGCTTGAACGTGAAATGCAGATATGGCTTGAGCTTCGCGGCATTAACAGAATAAAGTCTCGTTCCATCCTAATGGGAGGTGGAACACCGACTGATTTGTCTCCGGCTCAGCTCAAGCGTTTCTTGACGTTCTTCACTAAGTATGTTGATATTTCTCATTGTCCTCAGTTCAACTATGATGTAGACCCGTCAACGCTTGTTGGAGAAAAAGGGCTTGAGAGACTTCGTATAATCAAGGACTTCAAAGGTGACCGTCTCACTATAGGCATCCAGTCACTTAACAACGAAGTCCTCAAAAAGATGAACCGCTCGCATGACGCGGCTGTAGCGAAAGAGTCAATCGAGAATTGTCTCAAAATGGGCTTTAAGGTTAACATTGAGTTTATCTATGGCCATCCCGGAGAGACACTCGAAAATTGGATTGATGTAATTGAAGAAGCTTGTACTCTTGGTACAGACGAGATTCAATTATACCGACTGAAAATCGAACCCTATGGAGACCAAGAGGGAACAATCAAGAAATTCGCTTCTTATCGTGGCGATGAGTTGATTTCGGTAGAAGACACTATCAGAATGAAAGAAATTTCAAATCTGATTCTCGCTGACCACGGTTATCACGAGAACTTACGCCGTGTCTTCACTAAAGATAAACGCAATCTCTCCATCTATGCCTACAATCAGTGCTGTCGTCTTCGCGACCAAGTCGGTTTCGGTCTATCCGCATTCAGCAGCCTGAATGACCGCTTTCTTATAAATACTCCAAGCTTTGAAGAGTATTACGAACGAGTTCGCAATGGTCAACTTGGCGTAAATCGTGCGCTTGTCCGCAACCCGCTTCAGCAAATTCTATGGTCAATAATTCTTCCTCTAAAGAATTATTACATAGACAAGGACTTGTTCAAGAGAATCAATGGAGTCGATTTTTCGACTGTATTCCCCGAAAAGTTTGCTCTTCTCAAAGAGTATGGACTTGCAACTGAAACTGACAAACGGTTTGAGTTGACTCCAACCGGTGCGTTTTATTCAG